AATCTTTGCCGCCCCGGCGGTGGTTAGAATGGCTTTGTATTTGCTCATGATTTCTCGCTTGTTATCCGGGGTAAACGGTAATCGTGTCGCCATCGTAAATGCCGACGCCGGTGTAAATAGGGCCGTTAACGTCCTGCACGATATTGAGGCCGATAAGGTGGCGACTGACCGGCTTGGCATCGGCAATCATCCGTTCCATCTCCTGATACATTTCCTCGGTGATGCCGGTTTCCAGCACGCCGATATCCAGCCGAAAGGTGCCGGGCGGGTCATTGCTTTGCCACCACTCGTAGACTTTGATGAGATAGCCGAGCGGCTCCACGACCCGGCGAACGGCACCCATGGTGCCCTTGTGGCGGTGCAGGTAAAACGCCGAGGTCACCACGTTGCGCTTGACGGCCTCCGTCCAACTCTCATCCCATCGGTCAACCGAGAACGCCCAGGCCAGATAGGGCAGCAGATTGAGCGGACAGGCTGCTGGGTTCCACAGGTCACGCAACGGCACCGGCACGCGCGCCAGTTCGGCGCAGGCCATTTCGGCGGCCACCTCCAGCGGCGAGGAGCCAACCGGTAACAGGCGGCTACTCATCAGAACCCCCGACAGTGATGCGGTACTGCTCGCAAAACGACGCCTGGGTATTGTTCAGCACGATATCGGCCAGCGGCTTTTTCAGTTCCACACGCTGCACCCCCTCCGCGTGCAGTGCGGCATAGATGGCTGACAGACGAATATCACGCCCTAGCCGGTGCTGTGCGGTAATGTAGCGTTTGAGCTTGGCCTCGGCTGCGGCCTGTATGGGGGCCGCCTCCGGGCCGGGATAGAGATAGAGCACCGCCTCAATGGTGTATTTGACAATATTCGCGGATTGCACGGTCACACGGTCACCCACCGGGCGCACGTTCTCGTCATTCAAGGCGCGAGTGACCACGGCCAGCAAGTCAGTACTGGCCGCGCCGTTACCCTCCCGCGACAACACCGAGATAGTCACGCAAGCCGGACTTGGGCTGATTGCTTTCACGTCAGCCACCCGGCCATCGGCAGCGCGGCCATGGTACTCATAGGCACCGGATGGCCCCGCAACGCTAATACCTTCAAATGCCTGCGGGATACGCACCCGATACTCGCTATCGGATTCCATGACCGCCGGTGTCGGGGGTAGCGTGGTGTCATCAGCAGGCGTAATCACCAATCGAGGGGTATCAACATTCGCGCCGAGTTGGTCGAGGTCGCTGCCGGTAGCAAAGGCCACCATCACCGCACGTGCCGCCTCATTCACCCGCTGGCGCAGCATCAGCTCGCGATAGGCGTTTTCCTGCAACAGCTTGACAATAGGGTCGGACTCCAACGCCAGGGTGCGCGCGATAGCCTCCTGCTGGTCTACCGGATACAAAGAAATCAGCGTTGCTTTGCGCTCGGACAGCAGGCTTTCATAATCCAATTCCTCCACCACATCCGGGGCGGGAAGCTGGCTTAAATCGATAGTTGGCATGGTTGTCAGCTCAGGGGAACGGTTAAGGAAAATGCGCCGCTGGCATCGCGGCGCTCGCCGGTGATATCAACGACCATCTGGCCATTGAAATAGCTCTCGAACGTGATGGCCATCAGGCTGATGCGCGGCTCCCATTTCAGGATTGCCACGTAGCAGGCGGCCATCACTTGCAGCTTGACCGCTGCGTTTTGCGGCTGGTCAATCAGGGCTGATAGCAAAGAGCCGTACTCACGGCGCATCACGCGCGATCCAATCGGTGTAATGAGAATGTCACGTACGCTTTGGCGAATATGGTCAAGGTCGGTTAACTCGGTGCCGGTGTCGCGGCTCATGCCGCTGTAGCGCGCTGTCATTGGGTGCCCTCCGTCCAGCCACCGCCGCGCTGTATACCACCGTGACCGTGGTTATCTATCTGCACGTTATTAGATTTGAAGGTGCCGCCGGAATGGCTGATATTCCCTTTCATCTCGCCGCCTTTCTGCACTTCCAGCATGCCGGTGGTCAGTTTGTGGGTACAAACCACCTCCGGTGTGTTTAGGGTGATTTTCTCGCTGGCGTTGACCGTGACTACTGGCACCGTGACGATGACCGACTCGGCTGCTGTCACGTCCGCCGTTTTGATGCCGGTGACAGTCAGTGCGCCGGTTTCCGGTTCGTACTCAATGATCGCACCATCGGGGAAGCTGATATGGAATGCATCGGCGGAGGTTGATGGCGGTGGGTTGTCATCGGAATAAATGCCCGGTAGCACAAAGGCGGTATCCAGCTCACCACCGAGGGCCAGCACAAGCACCTGCTCACCAATGGACGGTGCCCACCAGGTACGCGAGCGCCCGGCGCGGCAGGTAAGCCAGTTCAGCCAGTCGGTAGTATTGCCGCCGGTTTGGATGCGGCAGCGCCCCTCATCGATATCGACGTCAATAACGACGCCGATGCGGATAAGATTGCGTATTAAGCGAAACATTTCTGATAATTGATTGGTAGCGTTCATACATCAAATGATGCCTTACCTATTATGGTAAAGCATCATTAAGTCGATGGCTTAGAGGTGAAACAACAACGCAAGAACGGATTAGGTAAAATGTGAGTTATTTACAACTAACCCCTCTTCATTTCTTCAATCCACAGCCAAAAACGACCCGCCGACAATATTTCAGAAAGAGCAAAAATCAATGACTCTTTATCCCAGCAATCAGTTCTACCATCTTCATTTATAATCGTAAATGGATAACCATTCTTGTCCTGTTCCCAATTTGCTATGGTTTTATATTTATCACCAACGTGAAGCATAATCCGACCAGCCTTATCCCTTGCAAGATCTTCATTATCAAGCGACTCATCCTTTTTAACGGTTTTTATATTTCTAGAAATAAAAAGATCATCACTTGTCAATGAATCCAACTCATTGTTCAGCATCTCAAATACTCCATCAACCTCCTTTCTATTGCCAATAACAAACATGGCAGACTCTTGCCCCTTCATTATCGCTTCTTTAAATTTAAACATTATTTATCTCCAAAAGTTCCACACATCCAATAACGGGTAAGTGATCGAATTTGTGCTTATCATTCATCACCATATTAATTAGGCTATCGTCAGTCACTACGCCAGTCCTTGACTCATTCAAGAACCAGGCTCCTCCCTGTAAAAAACTCCCTGAGAAAATAATCTGATCGAATGTTGACCATGAATTTCTGTTGTTTGCTTTGCTATAACATGTCCCAAAGTCATGCTCATTGTCATTAGGAGAGAAAAGTTTTCTAGCGGCAAGTTCTCGCCAAAAAGGATTGTAAAGCCACCCCTTAACAGAAGATAAAACGAGGCTTCGATCATTCGTCGCTTTCAAGTTGTTAAATAAAGTGTGCGAATACGGGTCATCATTATAATCTACCATTAGTACAACCTGACAATTATCATCTACAAGACTGTATGCGAAATTCCTCAACCCAATGGAACATTCATTCCTATATGATTCAGAAATAACTCGAAGCCTACTTGGCCAGTGTGAAATTAAAAATTGAATAGCAGCATTGCTACCTTTAATTTCCACCTCTAGCTGTTGCGCTATTTTTATACTGGAAGTTCCAACCATAGCCGTATGTGAAACTCGCTCCAACACATCTATCTTTTTAGTATCAAAAAAAATAGATATGTCAAATCTACTGCCCGTTTTTGTTTTATCATTCAACAAAAGTGAAGATAAGTCCTCATCAGCAAGTCTATCCTTCAAAAGCGAGAATGATTCATCATTCACTTCACAGAGCGCAAGAAAAGACACCCCTCTATCATTTATCAGATTCTTTATAATTAATACTGCATCATCAATTAATTGATTTTGGGGTGATTCCAGTAACCCAGGGGGCGAGATCGCACAGTTCCAAAATGCAAATGACAACTCCACGAATACGTCCTTTTAATATTAAAGGGTAGGTTGCGGAACATTGTAAGTCTCCTTTAAAGTTATCTCAATATCTTAAGGTGAACTAAGATAATATTTTCTATATACAGCACATTTGTGTCACTCAAGCCTAGTAAAACTCGCTGCTCATAGTGTCCCTCACGACTATAACGGTTTGTCTGTTCAGCCATCTGTAAAGTGGGAAATCACCACATCCTCAACGATTTGCCTGTCAGCCTCGCCGAACCCTAGCAACTCGCGCACGTTATAGCGCACTTCTTTGCTATAACGCGTTGGCCGGTCTTTCAAGCCATCCTGATGCACGCGTGCCATGCGTTGCACCCGCCCGACAAACTCGACCACCGCGTCGTCATTACTGCCCTTGGCTTTCATGTAGCGATTGGTGCGCAGCTTGGCAAACATGGCCCGCTTAACCCGGCCTTTTTTACCACGCACCGGCTGGCGGCGACTGGTATACGGGATGCCGTTGGGTGCCTGCTGGCGTTTGATGCGCTGCTGCTGACTGGCGCGGAGCTGCTTGGCAATCTCGGCGGTCATCTTGCGTCGACTGGCCGGTGACAGACTGGCTATCAGTGCCGCCAGACGGTCATCAAAGGGTTTAAGCTCACTCATCCCATTCGCTCACAAGCTCGCCGTGGATGTAGAGCTGCATTGGTCGCACAACCGGCACCGGCGGGGGTGGCTCCGGAGCGTGCGAAACATGCAGCGCCCGGTCAACCTCTTTGACAATCGTCCGCTCAGTCAGGCGAAGGCTGATACTGACGTCAAGGCTTTCGTTATTGTTGATGTCGGCGATGTAGGTAAAGCCCTGCTTTTTGCCCTCGTCGGTGGTCATGATGTCGGGCTGATTTTCCCGTAGCCATGCCCCCACCGGCACCAACAGCAAATCCAGGTCACCGATAAAATCCGTTACCACCACGTTGAGCGTGTAGCGGTTTTCGAACGACAACGAGGCCGCCAACGTGGCTCCAATCGACCCGCTGTCGATAAAGATACGCATCATTTCGGGGTTGGCTTTCAGCACCGGCACCGCGTCATTCAGCGCTTTTTGCAGGCTTTTCGGCTTGAGCATCTAATTCCTCCTGGCAGTGTTTCACGGTCTCGACCTGCTGCGCGCAGCTCACCAAGGCGCGCTCAAGCTGGCGGACATCCTCACTTAGCGCCCCGTTGGTGGTCGGGTTGCTGGCCGGAATCGGGCAACTGCTGACCCTCGGACAGCCAACGTAGATAATCGTCGGGGGTGGTAAATCCGGGGCGGTGGTGCAGCCTGATAACATCATCAGGCAAAGGAGACTGATACCAGCGGCGCAGAGCTTCATTTTCATTGAGGAGCCTCGTGATGGTTTGATTACGGCGGTTGGCCAGTGCTTCGGCAGTGTCACGTTGCTCACGCAAAAGCACCTGTTCCCGCTCGTTGCTGCGGGCGCGGGTCTCCAGTTCAGTGAGCGCGTGCTGCGAGGCTTGCAGCGCTTTTTTCTGCTTGCCGATGGTCTCGATTGCGTCAGACAGTGAGCGCGTCAGCTCACTGTTTTCACGCTTTATCCACCACACCGCCACGACGGCCAGCACCAGCAACGTAATCAACGTTTTCATTGCGCCCCCGTCATGCACAGCGTGCGCTCACTGGCGCGCCGTTTGGCCAGCCCGGCAGATTTCACACCATTGACGTACACCCAACGCGGGAGCTGATTGCACGCCTGCGACCATTGCCGCTGATTGATAAAATGCGCCAGCGTGGAATTGCACGCCGCCCCAGTGCCGACGTTAAAGGTAAAGCTGACCACCGCATCGTAAACCGGCTGCGGCATGGCCACCGGCATACATTGCGCGAGCCTGCGCTCAACCTGCATAACATCTGCCACCAGATTGACGGCGGCATCACGCTCGCTGATCGCCTGCCCCGGCTTAACCCCGACGGTATGTCCAATGCCGCTCGTCCATACGCCAGCGCTGCACTGGTACGGACTCAGGCGGCACCCTTCCAGGTTGGCAATCAGCTCCAGCCCACCTAGCGAGGTGCGCAGTTGCGAAAAGTCAGGCAGCAGTACGGCCAACAACAGCACCGCCGCCACGCTGCAACGCTTAACGATTGAGGACATCGATAACCTCCTTTTGAACACCGGCACGCTTGAGCAACAGATAGCTTTTCCGGCGGTAATACCAGTTGATGGCAAAGGTGCCCACCCCCACCGTGGCACCGACAATCAGCGCAATATCCTGCGCAGAATACTTACCCACCCAGGCCAACATCACGGCCATGGCATAGGCAAAGAACGAGGTAATTTTCTCCATGCTTAATCCCATAGCTGAACGGTTTCGGTTGCCGGGGCGGTGGCCATCACCGGCAGCGTGACGGCGGTGCCATGGGGCAGAATGACACCCACCTCAGCCAACCCCGGATTGGCCAGCAGCACCGCCTCGACAACGCCCTCGGTGCGGCCATAATGCCGGTGGCAAAGCGCATCAAGGGTGTCACCCTGCTGCGCAATGACCTCCATCAGAGCTGCCCGACGATACAGCGCGGTTTACCCTGCAATCGAGCCACAGCCCAGCGCATATCCCGCCAATGCTCGTCAATCGACGCCTCAACGTCATCGGCCTTTTTATCGCCCTTGGCACTGGCATCTACGGTTCGGTAACGCTCGTACAGGACAGCGGTGGCCATGGCACAGACC